TTTCCTCTTAATATTGATAATATCCGCTGATATTATTGCCCATTGGCCCAGTTCTATACGTCATGCCATATGGCATCTGATTGTGTAGCATTAGTGAAGTATACGGTCTCTTCCCTGATGTCTCGTCTTGCTCAACTAATGGAGCTGGTTGATCTCCAGTAAATGGATCAACGAACAGTTTGTTGTACTGAGCAACTTGACCCGGTCGTCTTGCCTCTAACTCAGCGAGCGCCTGATCAAATAAATCGCCAGATGAATATGCCTGTATCCCGCCAGCATATGTTGTTGGAGCCGGAGCCATGCCCTGAAATGCAGTCAACGATCCTTGAGGAACCAATCCGAACGCTTCCGCCGCGCTAATATTTGCGTTAAATGCCGCATTCTGCGTTGGATTGAAGGCCGCGATATCTGGGCCATAATATGGCATGTAGCCGATTTTTTGAGCAGTCTCTGCCCTAGCAATGTTACGCTCTGCTGGCTCCCTGACCCACTCTGGAATTGTTGTTGTAGTGGTCTGTTTTCCACCTTTTCCGCCGCCGCCCATTTAAATCTCCCTTTTAAGCGTTGTGAACTGGAATCCCCAGCCCAATTTGTCTAATGCTCTTTCCCATCCCGGTCTGCCAGCAATAGTCATCGCGGTACAGCCATTTGCCTTGGCAAACTGAGCAAATGGCTCATTTAACTCTAAAATTTCATTGAGTGTACCTCCAGCAAGCCAAACGTGAAAGTGTTTTGTTTGCGGATAAACCACAAATTCTGTCACCGCGCAACTATTCGGCAAAGGCCATAAATGATGAGTTCCTTGCAAAACGCCACGAGCCACATCGTCAAAAGTATGAGTACCGTCACCGTAAGCAAGAGCATTCTCAATCCAAACACGACACCTGACCAGTTCTTCGGTGAGACTGTGTTTCGGCTTGTATTCATCCATTAACCAATACTCTTTATCATTAAAGTAACCGATGGGACTGCTGGGCAGAATGTCTCTGCGGCATATGCTTGCAGCGCCGTATCCAGATCATCAACCGCAAACATTGCCTCTAAATAGTCGTTTGCAGACACATTAAATATCGCTGCTCGCGCAACTGTTTTCGCCTCATCATTGTCATGCAATGTAATACGCATCGTTGATCCCGTGACGTCTGTGCCGTTTAGTCTTGGCCAAAACCAAAACGTTTTTGCATTTGCTGACTGAGAATTTAACTGCGCCGTGAAGTGGATGTAATACTTTCCAGCCTCTGCAAATACAATTCTGCTAGTTGGAGATCCTACTGAGATGTTTTTGGAATACGCTGTTTGCCCCCATGTAATCGCGGTTGCAGTATCAACAGTCGTCGCAGTCTGATCACTAAAATCAAGAAATGCGCCGTATCCATATCCCATGTACTCATTGTCGCCATACGCAAGAGGAATCCACTCGCCATCGAGCGAAACTACTGGATGCTCGATCTCTCGATCCCACATCAACACGGCATCCTCTGCCGCTGAGTCGCCATTTGTTAGGCTTCTCAGCGTACCTCTAGTACGCATCAAGAATGCGTTAAGTCTCTCTCCCCATGTGTGCCATTGACCACCTACTGGACTTGGCGGGATGTCTTGACTACTCAACGTTTACCTCCGGCTTTCGCCTCAATCCGCATTATCCCAGCTCGCCAGTCTGTATTCACGTTTCCTTCGACTCGCATCCTGATCTGTCTGCCAGTGAATCTCACGTCAGTTGGATTTGCCATCGAGAATGGGCCAAATGATGACTCAGATGCGTTTGGATAGAATCTGGTCTTGAATGTGACCGTCACATCGCCTTGATTTGCCTCATCTGGGATCAAACTTGTGACCTTCATCACTTTGTCGCCAGCGGCAAGACTAATTGGGCCAGTTTCGGCAAATACTGAATAAGATCCATGACCCAAGCTGGCGCTCATCTCTTGATTGTAAGTGTTTCCGCTTGCATCCGCCCATATTGGATTGTTAAACACGCCTCGATCAACGCCGCATGTGCGATCAATCTCGCCAATCTCCCAATGATTCTCTAAATAGTCGTATGCGACATACTTGTTATTCTCTAAAGAGTCGTTGCTCGGATAAAACCACCAAATTTCTCCAAATTGACTGTTGTGAACAGCATAAGTCTTGGTGATTTGATTCCTGTTTATGTTTGCGAACACATAATCCGAAACTTCGCACGGTATTTCTTTAGCAACAGATCCATCAAACATGAAGAATCCCTTTGGCCCCATCCAAAAAGCGCCTTCATCGACTGCCGCAATCGCTTTTCTTGATACAACGCCACACGCCGTGCCAACTCTCTCGAATCCAAACACAAATGGAGGGCCAGAATACGTCGCAATATGCGCGTCGTTGTCCGTGATAATTAACGTTCGACCTCGAACACGAACAGCGCCCATAATTTGACCGCTAGTCTGCAATTCAATGTCGCCAGCTTCGTTCGTTGCCGCTGGAGTCCACGTTGTGTTGTCTTCTTTATCACACCATTGGACTTTTCTAGGATTACCGCCAGCACCTAATGCAAACAAAAAGCGCTCTTCAGTAACGATAATGCCCTTATTGCTAGTTGGAGCGCCAGATATCTGAGCCGCTGGACTTGCAGTATCTAGTTGCCACTCATATATCTTGCCATCGTCTGCATTACACGCGACAAGATACTCGCCCCAGTTATCTAAAGACCAAGTTGTGGCTTCCTGAAACGTGCTACTGCTCGGCCTCGTTACGCCGTAATATCCAGTCCCATAGAATCCGCCACTAAAAGCAGTATTGACCGCCGCGTCCTCTCTGCCAGCCGTCAATCCAGTTGGAGTAATGTCTGTCGTGGTGCCTGACGCGTTGACATAGATAATCGAGTCATAATCGGCCAACACAGTATTTACGCCATCTGTGTTGTCAGTCCAAACGTGCATTCCTCTCGGGGCGGCCGCTGTTACTGTTGAATTTCTGGTTGACCAACCGCCAACTGGCCTCATAGATCCGTTATGCCAACGAATCAAACTAGCATCACGCCATCGATTAGATTGCTCGTATTCTGTGCCGACTCTAACAACTCCGGGCGGGATCTGTAACGGAATGAGTGCCATTTTTGTGTCCTTACCTAAACCAAGGCCCAACCAGCCAAGTGACAATACTGCGCCGTATTCCTGATTTTACTGGCTCGACGCCATGATTGATGAAACTCGGAAACGCTAAAACTGTCCCCTTCTCCTGTGGAGGATAAATCCTTTTGTAGTCGTTTTCCAGATAAAATTTGCCGCCCTCAAAATCATCGTTTAAAAACGCCAAAACTGTTATCTTGCGAGACTCTTTATCTTTTGGACTAATGTATGTGTCAACGTGAGTCTTATACTTTCCATCCTTGTCGTACATCAGGTATTCAGCCTGATTGCTCCTCGTAATATCAAACTTCCACGATCTGCTGTTGATGTTTAGGCCCATTCCAGTAAGTGTGGCTCCGATTCCAATCTCATTGGTTATCTGTAATTTGTTTACATCACGCACTCTGCAATCAACGGCATTTGCATTACCAGATCCAATCGTTGCCTTCTCCAGCTTATGTGACTCAAACTTGCTGATCATCGAATCGCATGATGGATGCGATATTGCGTTCGGAATAAACCAATACAAGCATTCTTCGTTTTCTTCATTAACGTGATGAGATAGAAACGGCCTGTCATCAAACTTATGTTTTGCGTTTGGCCCATCTTGATCTACATAATGCAGAAAGATTTGAGTTTGCCATTCGCCCTCAAACTCATCTCGCCAATGCGGAGACTCGCATCCGCTATAAATTAGCGCGTCACCGACATCCATCTCAATCTTGTTAATGTTCTTAACTCGAAATATTGAGTCTCTTTCGCCAATAATGCCTTGATCTGTCTCTTCGCCAGCATCAGCAATAAATATTGGCCAGACATCATTATCGAATCCCAGCGTAATTGTCGCGCTGATCTCACACGCTGGACGGTCAACGTGACACTTTAAAACTTCGCCTTTTTTGTAGAGCCTTGCGTAAGCGTATGTCGGGAACAAACGTTTTCCGGTTTGCTCTTCCATAAACGGCACAAACTCTTCCAACACTCTTTCAAGCATTGGATGATGGTGCACTCCCCAGCTTGTTGGGCATTGCTCATCATGTACGGCAATGCCATCTTCAACGCTCGCCTTTAGAAAGTCTGTTAGTTGTTGGCAGTTGTCACGATGTAAAGCATTCTTAACGTGTTTGTGTGCGATCATAAATAATTACGAGCCAGCCACACCTTCTGGAGCTGGTGGCTCCTGAATATCAGCAACGTTAAATGTTTGTGTCTGTCCTGACAATCCGCTATAAACAGATAACTGAGCCGCGTCACTATTTAACGCCTCTTCATTTGCAATTTCTTGGCAAATATTTGCGCCAGCCCTAGCAATGTTCGTCATGATGTCATCAGATGTTGTTGCCTGTGGCCACATCAAGTGTGGCTGAAATGCAACGGGACGATAGTCATCAGGATTGCTTGAAGCAGTTGTGTCAGATGCAAAACGACAAACCAAACTCTTGCTGTCCTCTTCCCAAGATTCGATTTTTACAGTAACGGTATTCATTTTTTTCCTCTTTTTAAGAAACTTGACCTAAAAGTGTTCCAGTTGCTGGATATGTGACTAGTGGATTGCCGACAACATAATATCCTCTTGTTCCGCCAGTTCCGCCAACAACGCCCGGATTTCCCGGAGAACCACTCGATCCATTTGCGCCTTGTCCTCCGCCAGCGCCGCCACCTCTTGATCCGCCAGCACCACCAGCAGTTGTTGTTCCAGTAGCTCCCGGTGTTCCGTTATATGTATATGGAACTGCCGCAAACGGAGGATTCATTGCGCCGCCTGATCCGCCAGAATATCCAGCGCCACCACCACCGCCACCACCTCCGTAGCCACCAGTAGGTAGATTTGTAGACGCACCACCTCCACCACCTCCGCCGCCTCCGGCGATTGTTCCGTTGTTAGTGATGATTGTTGGGAAGTTTACATAGACTGCATTGCCGCCACCTGACCCCGGAGTTCCGGGTTGGACTCCGGTTGGACTCTGAGGCCAATAATATTTATTTCCGCCGTTTCCACCGTTTCCACCAGCGCCAATAATCGTGCCATTGTTGACAATTGTGACTGTATCGCCGGGATTGAACGAGTTTGGAATAGATAGAGCGTAAGTTCCAGTTGACGTAGATCCAACTGCAATTCCAGAATCCACAGTAACAGTAATGTCGCTAGTTCCAGCAACATATGATGGATTTGCTGACGCCTGAGTGTATACGTCGTAGTTCTGTGTATTAGCGGCAATGCTTATCGCTACTGCCGCTCTGTTGGCCGCATTGTAAAAGTTACCAATGCCAATTTGGCCAGACGCCGGAACGGATGAGTTGCCAGCAGAATCTGGAACTTTTCCGCCCCCTCGATAAAACTCTGACATTGAGTTTGGAGCAGTATCATTAAACTCCGTCGCAATGTCAGATATGCTAAGTGTTCCGGATGATGGTAAGGCCATTAGATTGTCCCGTAAGCAGTTACGTCACCGACAACAGTTAAATTTCCACTCGCGTCGAGTTTCATCTTATTTGTGCCGCCAGTTGCAAAGTACAATACTCCAGCAGATTCAGTAATAGTCCAGTCACCAAAATCGATTGTAGGAATATTCACTGTTCCTGTAAACGTTGGGCTGGCAGTTGGCGCTTTCGCATCTAACTGAGTTTGGACATTAGATGTAACACCATCAACGAAATTTAACTCGGCCGCAGTCGATGTGATCGCAGTTCCGTTGATTGATAGCGTCGTAAAGTTTCCAGTTGATGCTGTCGTTGCTCCAACTGTTGCATTGTCAATCGTGCCTGAATTGATGTCGATGCCAGTAACAGCAGTCGTCCCATCGAGCAGATCATCGATAGAATCTAAGTTTGTGTTTAACTTGGTGCCCCAAGTATCTTCAGACGCGCCGACCTCTGGTTTTGTGAGGCCGTATGTCGTCGTGGTTGTATCAGCCATTTTTCACTCCTTTTAGGCGGCTAGTTT